GGGGACGGCTAGTGCCATCTCCTGGTGTGTGGAGGGACGTCGTTCCCTCCTCCGGGCCCTGTCTGATCCGGAATCTCCAGAGTCTCAAAGAAGGCTTGCCCGCCTTGCGAGGGAGTACCGCCTCCCCCTCAAAAGAACAGACCTGCTTAAGGTGTCGAAGAGTCATCTTCGGCTTTACCTTACAGCTCTAACTATTCTGAGGGGGGAGCACCTCCCTCTCAACGTGGACCTGAGGCCGATCAGGGATCCCTCCCGGATTCTGGAAGGGATTCTGGATAAGCTTCAGGCCCATGTCAGCGGGTTCTGGAGAGAGCTTAGAAAACTCTCTCGAGATGCCAGGCTACCAGGCTGGTGGCAGTCGTATCACTTCACGACTAAGAAGGGGCCCTCCAGGGGCAATGCTATGATGGAGAGCTGGAGTAATTTCCTGGCTCTCCCTCCGACCCTTATCAGGTCTATTAGCACCCTTGGAGGCCCCCAACTAGCGCGTCGAATTGGTTTCCTTCTCTCCAATCGGGGCCTCTTCGAGGAATTTCTTGGAAAGTCCCCATCCAAGACTCTCCGAAGACTAGTCCCGATTCATGATAAGGAAGGGAAGACTCGGGTGGTGGCCATTCTGGACTATTGGTCTCAGACGGCTCTCTACCCGATTCATGCCTGGATCTTCGCTATCCTGCGTAAGATCCCCCAAGATATGACTTTTAACCAAGGAGAGTACAAGGATATTGTTCTCAGATGGGATACTGCAGAGAAGACAGTTAAGAAGTTCTCCGTTGACCTTACTCAGGCAACGGATCGCTTCCCTATCTCTCTGCTTGTCCTGGTCCTCTCGGGCATTCTTCCTTCGGATAAGGTTTCCGCTTGGAAGGACATCATGGTGGGCTACCCTTTCACCTTTACGGGTGTGGGGGATGTCCATTATGGTGCCGGCAATCCAATGGGAGCTTACTCCTCTTGGGCTGTCTTTGCCCTTGCACACCATTTTGTGGTTTATGTGGCCTGTCGGCAGTCTGCCGTTCAGTGGTCCACGTGCAAGTACGTCCTCCTTGGGGATGATATCCTCATCGGGGACCGGAGAGTGGCTAGGAAGTATCTTAGGATCATCCGAGAACTGGGTGTAGACGTTTCTCCGGCGAAAACGTATGAGTCTTTTCATCTCTGCGAATTCGCTAAGAGACTACTATACCTTGGGGAGGAGATCTCTCCTTTCCCTCTTTCCGCTGTTAGCGAACGTCCGTGGAGTATTCCAACGGCCGTATCGTCTATCATGGGTGAAGAGAGGAAAGGGTATATCCCCTTCCTTGGTATCCCTCATGCTGTTAGAGCACTGCAGGAATGTGCGTACTCCTACATCCCGGAGCGTCGTCTTCGGGAAGTGCGTGATGACGCCTTCCTCTGTGAACTGGGGACAAAACTCCTCTCGGGGAGG